CATCTCGGATGAGAATGAGGAGACTACTGCCGTGGGTTATATCTGGAAGAACGGATATGAGATAATTGCCAATGCCAATTATAATCGCAAAAACGAAATGTGCAAAATCTGAAAACGAAACGAGCAAAACTTCTCTTTTTTCGCTTCCTTTTTTCTCTTTGCTTTCGGACTGCTTAAAAACAAATTAAACGCTGATTAAAAACCTTTCTTTGGGTCTTTAATCAGCGTTTTTGTTTGTGCCTGTTTTATCTTACACGTTCAGTTCAAATTTCACGGCTTCATTTCCTGCCAGAAGTTCGCGTGTCTTGTCTGCGTTGTTCGCATAAATGTGGACGTTTCCAAGATTCAGCGTTATTGACTTCAAAGGCAGTTCGATTTGTCTCGTTATCAAATATAAATGGTAAATGTCAGCAGGTAAACCCAAGTTTGCATCGCTGCTTCTTTGGTAGGCTGACAAAACCAATTCGCCGTCTTCAATCTGGAACTGAATAAGGCTTAAACAAGGCGCTTGGTTTGTTTCCGCTCCTGTTGAGCCTAAGAACAGCACATAATTTTTGCTGCTGCGCTTCTCCTTGTTGATTTGGGCTATTAAAGCAGGCAACTTCTCAAAGTAGGTCGGATAACTGTTTATGAGCATTTGCCCGCAATAATCCCACCAGTTTATCCCTGCTTCTCTGTACTTGCTCAGGCTTCGTTCTCCCTGCATGAACAGGCTTAATTCACTGCGCAATTTCTTGCGTGCTATGCTGTGACCCTCAAAGATGTTCAGAAGGTCTGAAGGCGACAAACAAAGCTGCTCATTGAGCAGGTAAATAATATCGCCTTTCTTATTGCTCTGTTTCTTTCCACAGCGCAAAATCTTGTCTAAGATGTTGTAATACTTATTTTTCATTCGTGAACGCAAAATTAGGCAGCAAATAAGCCTTAGCCAAAGTTTTGCGCCGCATCACACTGAAAAAGGTTTGCAGTCCTGGGCAAATCTCTTGGCGACATCGTAAACAGTCCGCTCGCTCACCTTGTAGCGCTCGGCAAGAACCGCTACTATATAACCGACCTTTTCACCCTTTTCACGGGCTTTCTGGTAATCCTCATAAAGTGCAATATACTTGTAATCAGTTGCTCTTATACCTGCATTTGCAAGTTTTTCTAATGGTTCGCCGACAAATTTCAGCAGCTCGTAAAGTGTCATTCAGCAATTTTTTGTAATTTTGCAACTCCTACCTCATATATTACAACCACCCAAAGGGAAGACGAAGGCATTTTGCCCCCGGCTGCTCCCTTTGGGTGGTGTATGTTTGTATGAGGTAGGATTCTGCAAACAAGCCGGGGGCTTTTATTTTCCCCCGTGCTTTTATATGAATGAGGTCAGAGCTTCGTTATCATCATATCATTAAATTTAGCCTGGTAGTTTAGTGTGTTTGTCCGCACATGTGCCTGCGCACCGTAAAGGGGCGCAGCCTCTCCATATTCACCGGTAAGCCATTGGCACAGTTCCGTTATCTGCGACTTGTCGGAAGTGAAATAAACGTACTTCGTCCCCTTGGTCAGTTTCAGCACGTCCAGATAATCTGTAAGCCTCCAATAATTCTCGTATTGCCCGACTTCGGTAGTCAGATATGGCGGATCCAGCACAAACAGCGCACGGCTGTTGTCCTTATGTCGGGCGAACAGTTCCCTATAATCCATGTGTACCACCTCCAAGCCGTCAAGATACCCAGCACATTCATAATCGACAGACTTAACACGGTTATACATTGTGTGCTTGCGCAGTTCTTCCAGCGTCTTGACCCATTTGCCACTGAACAGCACCGACCGCCCAATGGTCATTATATCCACATAGCCATCAGCCGCATATTTTTCAACGATTGCCAAGACTTCGGCACGCTGTGCGTCGCTTAGTCTGGCATTTGGTTGAACACCGGTTAAACGCTCTTTAATCAGCATTAAAATTTCATTGGTCTGCTCAACGTGAGCAAGCCGCTGCGCATAGTTGTCAAAGTCATTGTACACGACCCTGCACCCCGGCAGCACACTTTTGGCGGTATAGCTCAACAAGCCGCTGCCACCGAACAAATCAACCACCGTGTCGATTTCCTCGTCCACTGTCCCAAGCATTTCAGAGAACGCCCGGACGAAATACCGCTTTTGCCCCATGAAAGGAAGCGGCGCACTCTTATAAATCCTACTCATTCAGCATAATTGCCTCTTATTTTTATTGTTGTATGAAAAATTAGTCGTACCTTTGCAATATCTGTTAGAACATCAGTAAAAGTCCGTTTGTAGCCCGATATGCACCGTTTAGAATTTTCGTAAAAAACCTGTTTGTTAGCTTCGGCGACGTTCGAGTCCCTGCCACTTAGGGAGCTTCGAGAAATGCCTGCCCAAGTTCCCTGGCGTTCACGCAAGAGGGGGAACGGCAAGATTTGGGTCCCTTTGCATGCTTTTTAGTCCCGTGGAGTGAAGATACCCCCGAATAGCGCTAAAAAGAGATTGTAGCAAACATTTTATTTGCCTTGACGTGCGTACATTGTGTTTCGACCGCAGGGACTTAAAAGTGAGGTTTTCCACCCCACTTTTTTTGTACCCATACGTCTGCGCCTATTCCATAGAAAACGTGCGCCTGAATTGCCAAGCAATAGGCAGACGCTTGCCATTGGCAAAAACCTTAAACATACTTGCATACTGCCGTACCCGGTATTTCATGCGGACAATTTCGCCGCCGCTGTCTTTTCCACCGGTCCCGTTGAGCCGTGCTATCTGCAAGCCTATCTGTGCATATCCTGAATGTAGTGCCCCCTTTTTGCTTCCGTCCTGTTTCAGCAGCAGTTTTTTACGGCAGCCTTGAATATGGTAGAAGCCGTCAGCGCTGACATAGAACAAAGAGGAACACAGGCCCGGCATCTCTTTCCCGATAAGTCCGCCATCCACTTTTCTGTCAGCCACAGCCTCGCATTTGGGCACATACCATTTCCCCGGTGTCCCTTTGGTCAGGCGTATGCCTTTGAAATGCACGTACTGGGTCTTTGCGGCTCTCTTTTTCTTTATTCCCTTATTCTTGCTGTACGCCTTTGCCCCGCCAGTGGCACGCCAGGAGCCGCGCTTCTTCTTGCGGAGAAGCACAATGGAGCAGTCATCGCCAATGGCACCGTGACGCACATAGACAGTGGTGCCGACAATCTTAACATCCAAGTGCATGGCCGTTTCTGTCTGATGCTCCCAAGCGCCCCATGACGTGCGGTCGCCGGTGCGCACATAACGGACATTGCTGCCCTGTATCAGTTCCTGGCGTATATTCTTGTTCCCCTGCTCAGTCACTACAAGCGTGTAGTCGGTCGCACCGAACAGGGCGACACTTTCGGAACAGGACAGGACGCATGATGTGCGCAGCCCGTCGATCTGCTCTTTGGTTACTCCTTTCAAGGGCTTGCAAGTGAGTTTCTGGGCTAACGTGTCCTTAAGGTATTCAAGGACGGTGGCTGGGATATTCTTAATCTGTTCTGCCAGCATGGAGTTGGTCGGGAATGTGCCAAGCGCCTTGCCCGACACATTGGCAAAGCTGCTGATGTCGTAGCTTTCCTCGCCCTTAGCTGTCGTGAACTGCGCACGGCGGTATATGCGTGCTTCCAGATACTTCTCGTCGTCTGCCTTTACATCTTCCTTTTCCGTTATTACCGTCACATACTTTACAGATGCGGAAAATGCAGGCTTCTGCATCAGTTCCAGAACCTCAGTGGTGCCGTCATTTCGTGTGATGACAACCACACCGCCAGCGTCACCCTGCAATATGTAGTTTTTTCCGCCGATGCCTGCCAGACATTCAAGCAGTTTGATTTGTGTTTGGATAAAATCCAGCGTTTCGGTCGAAAGAGGATACTTGCCAACGCCACCGGTGGCTGTGGTTGTACTCGTATAACTTGCGGTATTCATTATTTTGCAACAGTTAAATGGTTAAAAACATTAGGTGTCCAAGTTGTGGCAGCAGCCTCCTTGTCGGGTGAGTACAGGCTGTTTGTCTTTATGTAATGCGCACGCTTGGTCACGAGCTTATATCTGTCCACCATTGCCTTTATTTCTTCCAGACGCGCCCAGTACTTGTCCGGAACGAATACCACGAAATCATTTTGGGCAGCGTTAAGCATCTGCTCACTGTATAACACTGGCACCCCCTTTCCCTCCTCGGTAGCTGCCAGCGTGATGTTTTCCCCGGCTTCAGTGACGGCATACAGCCAGTCACCCTCCTGCTTGATGTTGTCGATTTTGAAACCGGGGCCGAAATGGTAATTAAGCACGCCGCGCAAATAACAGACCTGCCCGTTATGCGTCAGGCGGAAGTTATGCTCCTTGCGCTCTGCCATAAAGTCCTTGTAAGCCTTTTCCACCCCACTGACACCGGCACGCAGTACCCCGAAGATAAGGGGACGGCGCAGCGACATTGGAAGCAGAATGGCGACAAGGCGCTTGAAATCTATCTCAAACATCATTCTACGGCTTTATAGGGTTGATAGTCCACGGTAAGGCTGTTGATGCTGTAATAGCCGCTGTAAGGGCGGTTAAAGCCTGTCACTGTCTCATATTCCTTTGAGCTGTGCGGCTTCACCTGCACGCTCTTGATGTCTGCCACCTCCACGCATGGGAGCGCCTGCAACGCTGCCAGAAGGTCGCTTTTGCGGAAAACTCCGTTAAACGGCAGACCGGTAATGACAGACTGCACGGCCTCACGCACAGGCTCGGAACCGTCGGAAAGTATGCCCGCACCGTTCCCGTCCACGCTCAGAAGCGTGGGGTCGTAGTAAATCACAAGGGCGATTCTCATGTCGTCTGCCGGCTCGTTGCGCACCTGCACCGAAACGCCGGCGTCCTTGATTTCGTCCAGATAGGCGCGAAGTCCGGCAAGCTGCGTGTCGGTAAGCTTTGCGGGGTTGCCGTCGGCATCCTGTCGGGCGACCTTGATATACACCACCGTATTGCTTTCAGTGGCAACGGCGTATTTGACCACCTTTGCAGCCTCTACGTCCGTGGCGCTCATTGCGCTTGTGTCGTAGTAGTCGCTGTCGGCAACAAGCTTGTAGCCCTGCATATAGGCTTTTGTCTTTGTCACATACCAGCGCAGGGTGTGGGGTTCCAGCTCCTCAATGAGCTGCTCCACCTCCTGGCGGTGCATGTCGAACAAAGACTCAAGCGACCACACGGCAAAGGCGAAAACATAGAAAAGGACATTTTCAAGGCTGGCCACGCTGAAACAGTCCTTGAAACTCTTTTTGCCGTCAAGCCCGTAGGCGGACATGACCGCCGGCTGCCTTACCCATTCAGCGGTCATGCCGTTCTTTATCTCCTCTATCGTCCGTGCCATAGCCGTAACAGGTTAGAGGGTTCGTGCGAGAAGTTCGTCAACCTCGGTTTTGCACATGGCACGCACTGCGGAGAACTGGGACAGTTCCTCTGCGTGCTCCGGCGTGTCTGAGCCGTTGGCAAGGGCGGCAATCTGCGCGTCAATGTCATAGTGAAGCCCGATAAGGCCTGAAATGAACTTGTCGCGGCGGTTCGCGTCTGTCACCCCGGCTGCCTCAATCATGGTGCCGCCGTCGGGCTGGTCGCCGGTATAGGCAAAACCCGGAGTGCTCTCACCGGTTTCAGGATTGACAACTTCGCCCGGCTGCTCGTTCAGATAGAGCAGCACATGGCTTTCATCATACTTTACAAACTTTTTCCTTTCTGTGTAGGTTGCTGTGTGGTTCATTGTTTATTTGCTTTTTAATCGTCCGGATCGACGATTTTGTAAAAGCACCGATTCCGTTCGATTGGTTGTTTAATTATTTTTGCCCTGAGCGGTTCCGTTATCTCCACACCCTCCAGCTGGCGTATCAGCGCCTGGCTGCCCGTAAAGGTTATGTGCTGCACCCAGCTTCTGACTGCGTTGCCCTGGTCGTCGATTACCGGGCGGCTCGTGCCGTCGGCCAAGACTTCCGTCAGCGGTTCCTCAATCTCATACTGGAGCGTGAGGCAAGGCTCTGCATTGTGCTTTGACGGTGCGACCGTGTACCCAGTCAAATGGATTTCGCGGTTCAGGATTGTGTCGATGTGGTACTTCGTACCTGTCAGGTTGCCGGACTTTGCCGGCACAAGTTCACTGAATTTTTTCATATCAAGTATTTTTAGTAAGTGTTTGCTGTTGCAATGCGCCATAAAGCCTGCGCGTGAAGCGGTGCGCAGCATGATTTCCGGCTCCGGCACTCCCTTTTTCCTAAGCTTCGCCACTTCTCTGCACAGCCCCTTTTTGTTGCGCTTGCGCGCAAGGCAGTGGGTGTGGTAGGTGACGTAACCGACAAAATCAATTCCCCGGCTTTCAACGGGGAAAATCTGGTAATTGCTTTTCATAGACAACTTGCGCTCGGTGTTCAGGTAGTCGTTTATAAACACGCGGACACCATGCAAAGTCGGCTTGTCTCCGGCAAGCACCACTATGTCGTCGGCATAACGGTAATAGTAAGTCACCCCGGCCACCTCCTTGATGCGGTGGTCGAGTTCCGACAAATACAGATTAGCGAAGTATTGGGAAATATAGTTACCGATTGGCACGCCGGGGGCACTGTCTATGATGCCGTCAAGCAAGAAAAGGACTTCGGGGTCCTTGATTTTACGGCGTATGACAGTCTTCAGGATTTCGTGGTCTATGCTCGGGTAGAACTTGCGCACGTCCAGCTTGAAGCAGTAGCGTGTCCCCTCCAGGTCTGCCGCCAAGTCCTCGCGCAGCTTCTTCAGCAGGGAATGAACACCACGGCCCTTTATACATGCGTGGGTGTCCGCCGTGAACTGCGGGGTCCATATCGGTTCAAGCACCTGCATGATGGCCCACTGCACGACCCTGTCCTTAAAGGGAAGCTTGTAAATCTCGCGTCGCTTCGGTTCATACTTTATGAAGACTTCATAAGGGGAAGTCCTGTAAGTGTGGCAAAGAAGTTCCGTGCGTATCTCTTGCAGGTTGCCTTCAAGGTCTGCAAAGAACTTCTGCACCTCGTCGCGCAGACGCTTGCCGTGCGCCGCGTTATGGGCTGCTGCGCGCAGGTTATCAAGCGAACAGATGCGCTCGAACAAATAGCCGTATCTTTTCATCGGGTCTTCGGGTCATTTTTAATCGGGTCTGTGGGTCTGCTTTGCACGCTTCGGGAACGGTCGGCACCTTGCGGCTTTCGCCGTGGTTCTACTGGCACCCTCTGCATTCAAGTTGTCTTTTGCCAAGTGGCACGGTCCAGCCCCTTTATCGCAATGTTGTTTCTTTTTTCGTGCAAGTATAGGGGCGACGAGTAATTCGCATTCGCATTCGAAGCCGCGTAATTCGCATTCACGTAAAACGCGCCTGCATTCGCACCGTTGTTAGCGTTACCGCCAGCCGCGCGGACACGAAGGCTCACTACTGCAAGGGCTGCAACCGGTTACATTCGTAACAGGGTACAAAATTAACATTTTTACACCACATTACGGCAAGCATCGGCATTTTTCCGCTAAAAATTCGCCCGCCTGCGGCGGGGATGGATTGCTCCGCCCCCGCCGTCTTTTTCGGGCTTCTTGATATGTCAAAATTTCAAAGAACTCTTTTTGCTCCGTCCTCCACGGAGTTGTTTCCGTTTTTCGCTTCGCTCCGTTTTCGTTTTATTCGATTACCGGGTCTTCCGCAAAAAAGCAGAGGGGCGACGAGCAAAACGCATACGCACCCGAAGCCGCGCAATCCGCACTCACGCAAAACGCGCCCGCACCCGCACCGTAGTTAGCGCGACCGCCAGCCGCGCGGACACGAAGGCCGGTGGCCTTGGCTGCATCCGTGTAGAAATAGTCGCTGTAGTAGGTGTTTGAGCTGCCGCCGACTTCCGTAGGCATGGAGCATAGCCCCTCGAAACTTACACGCTTGATGTAACCCTCTTTCTGCGGACATTCCGCAACTTTTTTAAGTGCGTCCACGCTGTTAGGGTCAAATGCAGCGGCCATACTCTTGGCAACATATACCTCAGTTTTGACTCCTGCTTCCTGCTTGATTATCATGCCACGCACAAAACGGAAAAGATGACCGTAACCGGCATGCACAAGGCCGAAGAACACAGGTACCTTGAATGTCTTGTATGGGGTTTTCTGGTCTGCCGCGCTCTCGCTTGCAGGCAATGAGTAAGAGACCAAGCCCATGCCGTCGCCCATTTCAAGGCCTACGCTGGTGGGGACTACAGGGTAATAGTTGTTGTATTGTCCCCAGTCCGGCATATCGGCTACGCCTGTGCCGAAACCGCCCTGATACAGGCCGTCGGCATCGCGTTCCTCCGTGAACGTCGCCTGTGTGTTGCGGTCGCCCATAATGACAAGCAGGAGTATTTCGACGGCGGCCTGCGCCACGAACCAGTTTGCCTCCCAGCCATCACCGCGCTTGCGGGCATTGTTGCCGCTTGCGGTTGTGCTTATTACAGTCGCAGCCATTCCAAGCATGGAAGCCTGTGGGGTGTCTGCCGCCGGGTGCTTCGCCTGGGAAGTGAGTGTCAGGGCAGTTCCGTTTCCGCCCCTGTAACGCTCCGCATCGCTGATTACCGAGCACAGTTTGTTTTCCGTGCGGTCCATTACTCCTGCGCCTATCCACGACGTGCCGCCCACAGGGATGCGGTAGCTTGTGCGCCCCTCAATGGGTTTCAGTGTTATGGCGTAATAGCTGCGTGAGCCCTCGCGCCATGTGGTGAAGTACCAGGGACGTGACCAGCACCACATGCACTGACCCATTGAGCCGTCCAGTGCCGCAGGGCTGCCGTCCTCAAACTTGGTGCTGTCTTTCGGGTCAAGTTTGCGCATGGTGAGGTCGTCAGCCACAAGGTAGCGGCCAAGCCCCAATGTCTCAGGCAACTTTTTGAGGGCTTCCAGTGAGCCGAACCAGCCGGCGGCCTTGGTGGTGGCGTTGTCCTCGTTCCACCAGCGACCGGCTATCGGGTTGCCGGCTTCGGACACGGCACGCTCAAGCTCCATGCGGCGGGTCTCGCCCGTCTCGTCCATGACTTCAATCTGCATAGCGCCAAGATCGCCGGTGGCCTGCTCCAGCTCGTTGATGCGCTTGCCGTTCTCGAAGGCTGCCAGCAACTGTGCCAGCTTCGCCTCCTGTTCTTGTGTAAATGCCATTTTAATATCTGTTTAATGGTTGTTTAATACTCATTGCTATATATCTCGTAGTCCTCGTCGCTTACCGCGCTTATGCTCACGGCCTGGTAATTGGCTTCTGTGGCCTGCGATGCGGAATAGCTCTTGATTACTATTTTCGTGATGTCGAAGATGTCAAAGAAGGCGCTGTAAACCTCCAAAGGCTTCTTTTCGTCCAGGAACTCGCGGAGCTGCCGCAGTTCTTCGTCCGGGTAGTCGTCTGTTATGACACCTCCACGCACTGCCTGCACGCCTATAACGATGTTGACGGCCCAGTCACCCTCGTTTATGTACTCTTTCACCGTGCCGTCCCGACCGGTCAGGGCTGTGCATACGATGCGGCGCTCACGGCTCACAGCAGCCACCGCGTCCGATATTTCCAGCTCTGCGCCGTCTTCCTTGCGTAGGGTAAGCGCGCAGAGGGCATAGCGTCCCTCCCAGTACGCGCGGTCGGTTATCGGGGTGCCGACCTCATGGGTGGTGATGTCCGCGCCGCGTCCCTCCCAGTTCGGCGCTTGTCCTTTGCGCCCCGGCTTGAACCTTATAAGCGACTTGGCGGCGAACTGCGCCGCGCTGACCGCCATAAATGATATGCTTACGGGTAGTTTCATTCTGTTGCAAGCTGTGTGTCGTTGAGAGCACCCATTAAAGCCGCAAGTACCTGCTCCCTTATCTGCTCGGCACCCTCGCTTATGGTTGCCGTGTGCAGTTCTATGCGCTCAACAAGTTTTTCTATGTTGATTGTCACATTGCGGATTTTTCCGCTGCCACCGTCACCGCTTCCGGATGCGCCACCGCCTTTGCCGCCGGTGGCAGTGGACAGGCTGCCGCCGGTTGGATCGACCTTTGGCACTTCCACCGTAGGGACTGCCGCAGCCGTTCCGTTGGCGGCAGGCTTCTTGCCTTTGGCTTTCTCCGCCGCCTCTTTCTTGGCGGCTTCGCTCATCTCGGCTTCGTAAGCCTCATTGAATGCCGCGCCTACCTGTTTGCCGTAGTCGGAAAATCCGGCTTTCAGCTTGTTCAGGGCGGTGGATATTCCGGCAGCGTCAAGGTTGAAGGCGGCTTTTATCAGGTCGCCGATAGCGCCAAATGTCTGCTTGGCAAGTTCGCCGATGCCGGTAAAGCAGGCTTTGAACGCAGCCCATGTTCCTTTCAGCACTGCCCTGAACTTTGCAGAAGTGTTCCAGAAGTATGTACCAATGGCGATAAGGGCGGCTATGGCTGCCGCTATCCAGCCGATGATTGGGATGTTCATAATTGCGACCGAAACGGCTCTGCACGCAGTTGTCGCAGCGGTGGCGAACACGCCGAATGAGGTTGAAGCGATACCGGAGAATGTAGCGGAAGCGGTGCCGCTTGTTATAAACGACAATGCCAGCGCGCCCAAGCCTTTAAGGGCGTTGAAGATGCCGACCGTAGCGAAACGGAGTACAGCAAGGGTGGCACGGGTGATGTTGATTAAAAAGCCGTTGGAAACAAATTGCCCCGTTACGAGTTCACGGTTCATAAATGCCATTTGCAGACGTGCCACATAGACGGAGTTCTTTATCCATGTCCACATAGCTGCCCAGTTTAGGCCCTTAACCCATAGCATTGATTTTCCTAAGGCCATTAGTAAAGGGGTGATTTGTGCCAATGGCATGGCTGCGTTAAATATAGCCCCAGCCCACAATGTCAAATCGCCTGTGGCTTGGAAAATGGTGATTTTGAAATCTTCTATCTGTTGTTTTACGACAGCCTGACGCTCGGCATAACTCTGCATAACAATGGCAGCCTGGTCGGTAGCGCTGTTTGTCCCGGTGACGGCTTTCGTAAAGTCGCCTAATGCGCCTGTGCCTTGTATTAACGCACGGGCAGCGTTGGCGTTTTCCACACCAAAGAACTTTGACAGCAATGCACTGTCGTTCAGCATCGGTTTCAACATTTCGAGCCGCTCTTTCAGGCTCTTGCTGTTGTCGCCTAATGCCTTCACGTCAATGCCCGCCTTTTGCAGTTCTTCGGCGGCTTGCTTCTCCACAAACCGACCTTTTGAAAGTTGCCCCAGCACATTGCGAAGGGCGACACCGCCCTCGCTGGCTTTCTTTCCGGCTTTGTCAAGCACCTGGATAGCGGCGTTGGTTTCCTCAAAGCTCACATTTGCGGCCTTGGCTGCCATACCGCACTGTTGAAGGGCTGCGGATATTGCCGGGAGTTCCGCCGAGCCTGCCTGACCAGCCGCCGCCATTACATTCATCATCCGCGCCATTTCCTCGCTGGCTGCCGTCGGGTTCTCCAGACTGACGCCGTACTGGTTCATGGCCGTGGTCAATACCTGTGCGGCGGCCACGCCGTCACCGCCCATCAGTTTGCTGGTGGTCTGTATGCAGTCACCCATTGCGCTGAGGGCTTCGGGGTATTTACCCAGTTCGGGGCTTAACTGTGACAGAAGTAATTTGTAACCCTCTACGGCAACGCTGGCATCTGTTCCGAATGTCTTGGCAGACTGCCGGGCGAAGCCCTCTATTTGTTTAAGGCTGTCGCCTGTAACGCCTGCCACCGCGCTAAGGTCGTGCATATTGCTGTCAAGTGCTATGCCGGATGCGCTGAAGGCATCGGTCGCCTGCTGCAAACCATCTATGGCGTTTTTGACCAAATCAATGCCGGCCAGCACAGACGTAAGTTTGCCTATGCTGTTCTGGGCACCGTTAATCTTGGCCGAAAAGTCCCCGGTCGCTGTGCTCATGCCGTTAATAGTGGCGGTATAATTGCCTCCTATGTTGAAAATATAGTCAAAAACGTTAGACATTTCAGATTCTTTTATTACTTTTGTAGCGTGTTACAAATACATAAATTCTTTATGTTAGGGCTTTTACTTAAAATAATCGGTTACGGGGTTTTAATCTTTGGTATGTTGGGCTTTGTGCTCTACATAATAGACCTTTTCCGCGTTGCTTTTTCAAAGAAAAGCGTGGGACCGCTTCCTTGGTGGGTTTTCTGGAGACCCTAATGTTTTCCGTCCCCAAACAAAGCCGATATAATCTCAACTTTATTTTTATTCCGCCAGCGTTCAAGCCAAATGGCTTGTGCATATAGCCTCGCCCATTCTTCCTCTGTCTTTATTTTCTCAGGGTCTTTATTGAGGTTCGCCCGTATCAAGGCGCAGCCCTTGACGAATGTGTCCTCGTTGTCATCATCCGCCAGGGTGTGCGCCTCTACAAGTTTTTTATTGAACCCATGCAGCTGTTTATCATCTTACCGAGCTGCACCTGTACTTTCATGAAAAGCACGGCATCCTTGCCCAGTTCCTCACTGCCACCCAGCCAACAGTTGTTGAACATTATTCTACCGGCTTCCACCTCGTCTGTCTTGGAAACCTTTGTTATCGCCTTTATTGTCGCGAAGTCGGGGCGCTTGAAATAGCCGATATGGGTTTCCCCCTCGTCCACGATGTCCACACGGGAAACTTTACGGTATTTGTTTTTCCACGCTTCCACCTGCTCAGGGGTAACGCCCCCGTCAAAAGTCCTTGCCTGTACGGCTTCTTTGTTCTCGTTCATACTGTTTAATTGATGTTTAATCTGTTCTTAATTGACTGCCAGTGGCCGTTAAGGTCATTAACGCTTAACGGCCGCTGATGAAGTTTGTGGGCTACTTTCCGCCCCACTCAATATGTGAAGGCACAAGCGGAAGCTCTACCTCCTGCCCAGTGTCTCCCTCTTTCCATTTCCTGCTGTTGCCGGAAAATTGGCAGTTGCGGATTTTGTCGGTAACGATTGTGCCGCTGTCGGGAAGATACTGCACGATGATGTCGAAAGGCGGAAGGTCTTGCAGCCTGCCGGTTGACGATTGCGCCTGAAGTGCCTGCACCTCCTCCTGGTACAGTATCAGTTTGCCGCTGGGTGTTATGCGCCCTTTGGCCCGTCCCACAGGGTGACGGCCTGCGCCCCATTTGTTCACTACCTCCTGCTCGTCGCCGTACTCTATACCGACAATGCCGGTTACAGGCACACCGCCGATAAGAACCACAATATCTGCCCATGTGCACAGCATACCATTAATCAAGGGGACGCCGTTGTTTATTACACTTGCCATTTGTCTTTATTTTTGGTGTTATACGGTTTTTGCAAAACCTATCTTAATGTTGATGTGTCGGATGACAGGGTTCGCCACATTCTTGATTACTATGTCTATGCGCCCGGTGCTTGCCACGTCCTGCTCCGGGTCGATCTCTGCCTTATAGCCGCTAAGCTCACCGGCACGCTCCATGTCTTCGAGCGCATGGTTAGCGACGCTTTCAAGATAGCTTACGCTATAGCTTGCCAACTTTCCGCTCTCGGCGTCCACATAGGTATTGCTGCCAAGCTCTGGCACCATGTACGTTCTGATCCCACGCACGGCCTTGTCCATAGTGCGGACGTTCTCAATGGCTGCGTAGTCGCTGGTGGGCTCGTCCATTGTGTGGCTGTCGTTCATATAGCTGCCGGTCTGTCCGGGCTGCGTCACAAAGAACAGGTAACGCGCCTTGTCCAGCTGCTCCACAAGTGCCTTGTCCAAATCACGGTAAAGGGTTCCGTCACCGAAGGCGGGAACACTTATGCCGGTCGGGAACTCACGCACCCAGGCAATGCTCTGGTGTACCTTGGCACGGCTCAGAAGTCCCAGGACCGTACCCAGACCGCTTACACTGCTCTTGGCTGCGTTGTCTTTGTCCTTGTAGAGTGTCGCGCCTGTTCCGCTTCCAGCCTGTCCGATTACCACGCTGACACGACATTTGCCGCTACCTGCTGCGTCCTGCGTTATCTGCTTCACGCTCGCCACTTTCGGGGCATACAGGATTGAAAGCTCGGCTGCCTGACTCTCCAGAGTGTCGCCGACACCTTGCAGCGTGGTGATGTCGTCGGCGCTCATGTTGCGGTCGCCGCACCACACACCGATTTGCCGGATATTTCCGCCGGCATAATTCTGTATGGTCTTTAACTCGGCGAAGGTATAAGCGTCGCCCGCTCCTGACGGCTTGGCGAAAATACCGACATACAGGCTGACCGCCGGATTGGTTCGGTAAATTTCGCTGAGGTGGTAGTGCAGCACCCTTACTGCCCAGCTTGCCGCGTCAGCGGTGATGCCGGCAGCTTCCGCCGCATCTATCGTGGAAAGGGTCTGCACCCTCTCCGTCTTGAAACTCTGCGGGGTCTCCGAATCAGGCAGGTATGCCACAAATCCGGTTATGTGGTCCTCGCCTTGCAGAGTTTTGGGGACATTCCCGTTTGTTCTGCTTATGGTCAGTTTCGTACTCATTCAGCCATTACCTTTATAAGTTCCTTGTTTGTGAGGTTGGCGGCATGCGCCTTTGCGTCGCCCTCAATGGGGAAACACTGGCCGTCGTCCGTTACCCACACATGCTCCAGCTTGTGGAGCTTGCATGCTTCACGCCCTGCCGCCTTAAGCATTGCCGGCGCATCTTCCTTGACCTGCTTCTGTGCTTTCGGCTTGGTGGCATTGCTCTTTTTGCTGGTCTCTTTCACTGGGCTTGCCGGGGCTGTCTCCACCTCGGGCTGCTTGGTATCTTTCACTTCGTCTGCCATGTCGTTTATCGTTTTTTGAGTTTATAAATTATTCCTCCGGCTAATACCAGGACAGTGAGCGCAGCGCCCCACATGACGCCTTTTTTGATGCGTTCCCAAAGGGTCTGCTTCCGTTCCGCCACGACCACCGCCTCGGACAGTTCCCCGCCGTCATAGGTTTGTGCTTCCTTGACCTGCGTGCTCTCCTCCGTGTGGTGTTCCGTCACCTCACGGCTGGTTCCGGTTCTGTCTGTCCGTTGCCTTATTCTGGCTTTTACCGGGCGTGCCCCTGTCGTAGGGTCTGGGGCGGCTTCGGTGTCGTAGATTTCAATCTCCGTGACCGTCACCGCGTCAGTGGTTTCCTCACTGGTCTGCGTCTGTTCCTGCCTGGTCTGTTTCTCCTCCTGCCGTGTGGCGGTCTCCTCGATCCGTGTTTCCTGCCTGGTTGTCTCCGACACTTGACGGGTAGAGGAGCAGCTCGTATTTGACAGGGCAGCGCTCAACATGAGGACAGCCCCAAATACGTTCCAGCGCGACATTAAGCCGTTGTACGTCATTCCTTAATTTGTTTATTTCGTCCTGAAGCGGCGGAACAATCGACTCCATTAGTATGTCGGACGCCTTGCGCACATTCTCCAGCTCGTGGCTTTTCACCTCGGCGATCTTGTCTTTCAGCTCCGCACGGAGCTTGCCGACCTCGACCTCGTATTTCGCACGCTCGACCTTTCGTCCTATCCATGACCCTAACGGCCCGGCTACCGCCGCAACAAGCGCCGCTACTATGGTAGTGATTACTTCGCCGCTCATTCACGTTCCTTACTGTTTTATGCCAATGGATTTCAGCCACTCCGAAACCTCAAAGCTCGGGCAGAACTTCATCCATTCGCTGGGTTCTATTATTCCGTTTTTGTTCTTGTCGGGGCTTAAATCCCTGTGGCCTATGATTTTTACATCGGGGAAACGCCTGTGGAAATCCAGCACATACTCGGCCATTGCCTTGCGCTGTGCTGCGGTCCTGGTGTCCTTGCACTTCATCTGCTTGTCGCAGCCGCCGGCATACACTATATGCCTGCTTATGCTGTTGAAACCGGCAGCGCCGTTGGTGATTTCCCAACCGTCCACATAAGCGTCCTCGTTGTTCTTGACGAGACGCTCCACGCGTCCGTCAAGGTGTATCAGGTCCGTATAGCCCACCTGCTTCCAGCCACGCCCTCCCTTGCTTACCGGGTCGGTGTGCCAGTGGCGTATGTCTTCCGAACTTACCTCACGGCCTTCTGGCGTGGCTGTGCAATGGATTACCAGGTATTTCAGTTTCTGTCTTTCCATTCAGCTATACGGTTAGGCCTTCGGCGCGCTCACGATTGCCGCACGGCTCTTGGTGGCTGTCAAAGGCAGGCAGATGCCCCACTGACGGAAGTTCACGAGGTTGCGGTGGTAGAGCGGGTCGTTCTGCGCCTCCTGGTGGAAGAACTCCGTGGAGCCGTAGGCTTTCATCATTCTGCCGGCATAGAACGCGACGGAAGCGCGGGCGTCACCTGTCGCCACAGTCGCACCCCAGGCTTTCTTCTTGCCTGTGCTCATGGTGTAGTAAGGCGTACCGTCATACTCGTAGATGTCGAAGCCGTACATACGGCAAATCTTGCCCTCGGTCTGGTTGATGTTGTAATGCTCCTTGAACTTCTGTTCGGTCTCCAGCAGGTCGTTTACGTGGTCGCTGCAAAGCACAAGGATACGGTCTTTCTGGGGGATGCCCATTTTGTCAAACCCTCTTTTGAGGGTAAGAATGTCGTTAAAGACCATTTTCAGGCGTGTGCCGTCACTTGTTCCGGTGGTCTTGATTACGGGCATGCCCTCCTTGTTCTCGTCTGGGGCGATTGCGTGGATGGCTCTCTGCGCTATCTTCTCACGCAATGCGTCACGGTGGCGCTCCTGCACGCTGGCCATTTTGTCGTAGCTGATAGCGTGGAGCTCGTCGTCTGTCACTGGGGTTGCCTCTGTGTCGAACTTGTCAAGGCTGATAGGCTTGTCAGCGTCTGTAAGGGCAGTAATGGCAAGCGGATAACTGGTGTTGTTCACAAGCACATTGGGGTCACCGCCCATTTCAGTGAAGTGGATAACGTCATTTTCCACATACTGGTTATAGGAACGGATACGCTGCATCCAGCCCAACGCCTCGGGCGCGGTGCGGAATGTCTTGATCATCTCGCCGGTCCAGATTTCTCTAAGGACACCGGCACGCAACACCCCGGCAGGGGCAAACTGTCCGGCAACAAGGGCAACGGCATTTCCAGCCACGGCACCGACACCGGCAGGCAAGCCCACCGCTGATGCAAGCACAGCACCGGAAGCACTGTTAAAAGCCACCGAGCACACCATTACGAACAGTGCACACATCACCTTTCTGATAAAATTGCTTTTTGAGTTCATTGTCTATTTCTTTATTGGTTGTTATTGTTCCTTAGTCTTTGATGTCGTCCCTGTCAACGCCATACTCCGCCTTAAAGAGTTCATTGTACTTTGCGGGGTTCTCCTTGCGCAGGGTCAAAAGCTCCTGCTCCGGCACTTCGCTGAGCTTTGCATACTCCTTGGGCTGCGCACCAGCTCCAGGGGCACTTTCCTTGCCAAGCTTGATTACCTCGGTAGGCTTATGCTGTGAGGGCATTAGCTTCAAGGTCGCCGTCAGGTTCTCCAGGCCCACGGACTTGCCCAGTGCGATGAAGTGGTCGCGGTTCTCCGCCACGATTCTCTTTTCCGAAATGGCGGTGTCAACCGCCGCCGTTACTGCTGCCAGCTGGATTGTCTCCACCTGGTCGGCCTTGATTTTAAGCAGACGGAGCGAAGCCACGGCCTGCTCCTCGGTCGCCGTTTCGGGCAGGCCGAGCAGGGTTAAAAATTCCTTGTTCATTTTGTCGTTTATTAGTTGATTATTATGTTCCTCACCATCGCGCTGCACCGGGGTGTTCTTTAACTTCAACATGGGGAGCGCCGGGTGCTCCTCTCCGGCTGCAAGTGTCAGCAGCTTGCCGGCCTCATAGAGTTGCAGGGCCTCGTCATTGCTTCCGATGTCCACGATGCTGACCTCTACAAGCTTGGAGCGTGTGACTGTGGCGCGTGTCTGTCCGTCAAACACCAGCGTGGGGTCGTCGCTCACTTCCAGCGGTTCAAGCCCGGCGGAAGCCATACGCAAAAAGCCGTTTTCCCACTTGCTCTCTACCTGCTTGGCAAAAGGGTCGTTCTGGTCAAATACGGGGGTGCCTATCAGCTTGTCGCCGTCACACCTCAGGTTTTCAATGCGACCAATCGGACCAATCGGGCCGACGGTGTCCTTGTAGCTTCTTCTGTGCATCCAGAGCAGCACGGGGTTGCGGCGGTACTGCTCCAGGTCTATGCCGGCGGTCAGTATGCGCGTGCCGTAACTGTTGACGGCTCCGGTGGATATGATTACTTCTTTCATTCGTACTAAAAAATAAAGCCGGGCCCGCGTAACGCCGCAATGGTGTGGAGGTGTGGTGTGCGCTCGGGGCGCCGGCTTCGTTATCCAATCTTTTTACCTTGTCTTACTGTTGTTGCGGAGGCGGGAATCGAACCCGCGACCTTTGGGGAATGAACCCAACGAGCTACCGCTGCTCTACTCCGCTAAGTCGTTCAGCACCGCAAAATTGCGCACGTTTTGTCCCACGGCAAAAAAGAGTGTAAAAGATTTACACACTTTTTTACTGTGAGCCCGTTTTGAGCCAATTTTGCATCGTGGAAGCGTGTCTATGGTAGATTCGCTATAAACATCATAAAACTGTTTTTAACATGAATGGCAACTAAAAAAGAACTTGAAAAGATGCGTGAACACGCGCGGCTGCTCTACATGCAGGGAGAACCCCAGAAGGTCATTGCGGAGAAAGTCGGCGTTTCGGCGCAGACAGTGACAAAGTGGGTGAACGACGGCGGCTGGCAGGCGGCACGCTCCGCAGCCAACATCACACGCCCGGAACTTGTAAACAAAATTCTGAAAAGCATTGACGTGCTGGTCGAGGACCTCGTGAATGAGCCAAGCCCGGAAAAGACGGCGGCAGCGGCGGACAAGCTTGTGAAATTCTCCGCCACCATTGAAAGGCTCGACAAAAAGACTTCCGTCGTGGACGTGATAGAGGTGTTCATGGCTTTCAGCAAATGGCTGCAATACCGTATGAGCTTCGACCCGAACGTCACACCCGAACTGATTCAGACTATCAACAAATATCACGACCTGTTCATCAGCGAACAGCTTCAAAAGACATTTTAGCGCATGGCTACAAAAGCGGAAATAATAAAAGCACAGGAACGGTGGAAGCAGCACTGCGAGACCGTACAGGCGGCGACCGCCGTAAACATCAACGAAACACAGGCGCAGCGCCTTGTCCGCCTGAAACGCCTGCGCACGGATTATGCCGCATTTGTCGACTACTACTTCCCGCACTGGACTGTAAACCCGGAAACAGGCAAGGCGACACCGTGCGCGCCGTTCCATGTGTCCGCAGCCAACAAAATCCTGAAGGACAGAAACCTCAAAGCGGCTTTTCAGTGGCACCGTGGGGCGGCGAAGTCAACCAATATGGACGTGTTTGTCCCCATGTGGCTAATGGCGCAGGAACACCGCGAAATAAATGTAATGGTGCTGGTTGGAAAGAGTGAGGACAACGCAAAGACGCTGCTCGGCGACATTCACGCGGAGCTACAGTACAACCAGCGTTATATCCACGATTTCGGGGAACAGTATAACGCTGGTTCCTGGGAAGAGGGGCAGTTCGTCACACGCTCGGAAGTGGCGTTTTTCGCCCGTGGCCGTGGCCAGTCGCCCCGTGGTCTGCGCTACCGCTCGCACCGCCCCGACTACGTCATTATTGACGACCTCGACGATGACGAGCTGGTGGAAAGCCCAGCCCGTGTCTCCAAGCTGTTTGACTGGGTGCGCTCCGCATTGTTCGGAACGCTCGACGGCGGACGTGGGCGCTTCATCATGGTGGGCAACCTGATTGCCAAAAACTCAGTACTGGCAAAGTGGTGCGACATCAAGTCGGTACACGTTACCAAGGTGAACATCTACGACAGCAAGGGCGGCATATCGTGGGCTTCCAAATGGACGCCGCAGGAAGTCAAGGACATTGAGGACGTTGTGGGTTATCGTGCGTTCCAAAAGGAATACATGAACAACCCTATCATCGAAGGGGCGATTTTCCGCAACGAGTGGATCCGCTGGGGAAAACGCCCGGCATGGTCCAAGTTCTCGGAAATCGTCCTTTACATCGACCCCTCGTTCAAGGGTTCGACAAAGAACGACTACAAGGCCGCCAAGCTCTGGGGAAAGGCCGGCACGACGCTTTACCACCTACGCGCCTTTGTGCGCCAGTCCTCTGTCGCCGAAATGGTGCGGTGGTGTTATGACCTCTACGAGTGGAGCCGGGCGCAGGGCATTTCCGTCCGCTGGTATATGGAAGCCAACTTCATGCAGGACACCATACTGGACGAGTTTCGCCGTGAAGGTGAGCTGCGCGGCTACCAGCTACCCATTACGGGCGACAAGCGGAAGAAACCGGACAAGTTCCAGCGCGTGGAAGCTATCAGCCCATTGTGGGAGCGTGGCTTTGTAGTCTATGACGAGACGCAGAAGGACGACCCGGACATGCTCGCCGGCATTGACCAGACGCTGGCTTTTGAGAAAGGTATGCGCGGACACGATGACGCCCCAGATGCCGACGAGGGCGCAATATGGATGCTACAGCGTGACACGCGTGCAAAATCGTTTAACCCCTCTTTCGGCAGGAGGACTAATGCAAAAAATGTATCATGGTAATTATTGACTACTTCCGCGCCTGCGTGTTCGACTGGCGCAAGAAAAGGGCTATCAAGAAAGCGAAGAAATCAGCGGAGCTGTACCGCAGAAAGTACCTGGTGCTCGTACATAACGGACGCCCGGTCTGTGTCTCCATGCAGGGCGTTAAGCAGCTTATAAGGCAGCACCGCTTTGCACCCGGCTTCACTGCACAGAAAGCCCGTGAAATCGCGATTTACGAAGCTATTCCCTCTAACACTCACGCCAATGTTTCTGACCGTTGAAGATTACCGCGCCGTCTGCGACCAGTACGAGTTTGAGCAGATAACGCAGAATGAGGACATACGCCTTTCTGCGGAAGCGGCTGCGGAGGAGCAAATTTCCTCTTACCTGCGGCACCGCTACGACACTGACCGCATTTTCTCCGCCTCAGGAGGGTGCCGCAACCCTATGGTCGTGCAGTGTGCCGTCAACATTTCCCTGTGGCTCATGGTTCACCGCCTGCCGCAGAACATGGGGCATGAGCGCCGCGAATGTCTCTACAACGACGCCATCAAATGGCTGCGTGACGTTCAGGCTTCCAAAGCTTCACCGGACTTGCCTGTGTATGTGGCGGTGGACGGCTCCACCGACATACAGAACCCTATACGGACGGGCTGCATGAAGCCTAACCGTTACGACTATTAAAGACCAATTAAACGCTGTTTAACCGATGTTTCGACTATGCGCAAAAATAGAGATTAAGGGCGACCGCTCGTGGTCGTTTGACTACGTTAATGCCGTGGAGATTACCCGCGACACGGAAAAGCTTACCACCGAAGCCAAAATCACCATGCCTAAAAAGGTTAAGTGGGACGGGGCGGACGAGATACCGGTCAAGCGCGGTGATGCGGTCACGGTCTCATTGGGGTACGATGACAACCTGCAAACGGCTTTTGTCGGCTACGTCCGTGATGTCGGCTTCAAAACGCCCATAGTCATAACCTGCGAGGATGACATGTTCAAGCTGAAACAGATGCCGGCAAAGAAAAAGGCGTACCGCTCCGTTACGCTTGAAACCTTGCTGAAGGACCAGGGCATAAGCTACCGCCTTAACATCATGGGCGAGCAGTCCCTTGGTGCTTACAGGGTGACTGCGGACACGGTGGCGGCTTTGCTCGGCAAACTGTCGGAGCAGGGCGTGCGCTCATTTTTCCGCTATGAGAATGGGGAATCGGTTCTGTACTGCGGTGTTCTCTTTGAAAGGGACACCAAGCCCTCACAGGTGTTCAAAACCGGGCTTAACATTATTTCCGACCAAAGCCTGCAACAGCAGAAGGCTGAAAACATGCGTCTGCGCGTCAAGGCGGTCAGCCTTATGCCGAACAACAAGAAAATAAAGGTGGAGGTCGGGGAAGCGGACGGAGAACACAGGACGCTGCACACCTACAACAAGACGGAAAAAGAACTGAAGGCATGGGCGGGGCAGGAGATAAAGCGGCTGAAGCGCGACGGACTGACCGGCTCGTTCACCACTTTCGGGCACACTCTCGTCGATTGTCTGGATGCCGTCGGCATCATCATTGACGGCGTGAAAATGGGTGTGTATCAGGTAAAGAAAAATGTGATTAAATACGGCGACGGCGGCTTCCGGCAGGAAATAAGTATCGGGCTGCGTGTCGGTTAAATTGTAAAGCAATGGGAAGTATAAGAGACGCTATAAGACAACTTGCGCGACCTGACGGCGAAACGGTCGCCCTTGTGTGTACCGTGGACGAGATAGACAAGAAAGCCCGTACAGTGGACTGCACACCGATAAATGAGGGCGCGCCGCTTCTGGGGGTCAATCTGCAAGCCAACCAGGAGTCGGACTTCGGGTTGGTCGTTTATCCTGAAAAGGGAGCTTTTGTGGTGGTGGGCTTCGTCGCTGACGGTGCCGCCGGTGTCGTGCTTACGACGGACAAAATAGAGTCCGTGGAACTGGTCATCGGGGAGACTTCCGCCGTGGCTGACGCGGACGGTTTGCGTGTCAATACGTCCAAGATGTCCGCACACATCAACAAGGAAGATATAATTTTCAACGGCGGGGGCTTGGACGGCCTGGTCATTATCCAGAAGCTCACAGACAAGCTCAACGAGTTGAAAGATACGGTCAACAACCTTATAAGCAAATACAACAGCCACGTCCACACCACTACGGCGACGGTTGGCGCAAGTGCTGCCGTCGGGGTTATCAGTCCGACCACAAGCTCCGCAACACCTGCAAAACCGTTCAACAAGGCTGATTACGAAAATACAAAAATAAAGCAATGAATATCATAGGGCTTCAAACTGACACTGAAACGGCGGACCTGCTCGTTCATCAGCGCGCCGCTGTCGTCGCGGAAAATTCCGGCTTCATTGCCGAAACCGTGCTGCTCGCCGCACCGGGCGACTTCAAGGAGATGCCGCTCCTCGGGGCGGATGCCACCGCCATGCTCGCCGCCAACCGCGACCCGTTCTGGCCGGGGAACACCAAAAAGATGCTGCGCAACGTCGGGCTTGACGTCACAGCCATAACCGTAGCCGACACCGGCATAATTACAATATCATAACAATGGAAATAACTGTAAAAGACCGCCAGACACTTCTCGATGTCGCCATTATGTCCCTCGGCTCCGCAGCCGGGGCATTTGCATTTGTACGGAACAACGGCATTTCCCTGACTGCAAGGATGGCCGAAGGGCAAGTGCTGACCTACGATGCCGCCGACATTATCGCCACGACCATACGCGATGCCTACGATGTGCGCGGGCTGTCCCCGGCCACCGACATTGACAGCAAGGATTACCGCACCCTGCTGCTTGCGACAGGAACGGCGGTGAAGCGGTTCAGTGATACTCAGGCCAATATCCCCACGGACTTGCAGCCACAGGGAACAATACAGGTGGATCCGCTGGAGGAAGCTCTTGCGGACGCCATTGCAGGAAGACCGCCTAAGAAGAATGAGCAGATACACCTCACGCGTATATTTCAGAACCCGTTTGATGACACATTCGCATAATTTCAATACTTACTATAATGGAAAATCTTACACCCATACCGCTGCCGCAGCTTGACACAGAAGCCCTGGCAGAACGTGCCGCCGCCATTCGTGACGCGGTACAGGCAAAAACTGTAACAGCCGCCCAGGTGGGAACTCTGTTTTATGATTTGGTGCAGAGCTGCGGGGATGTCCGTTCGGCTCTCGAACTGTTCATAAACACGAACCTGCCGGAAATCCAGCAGGACATTGACCAAAGGCTCGCCGGGGTGGACGACGCTGTGGAAAAAGCCACAGCGGAGTTGCAGAAGTCTGAAGCTGCACGCGCCTTGGTGGAGTCCCTTGTGGCTTCGCTCTCTTCCCAGAACCTCGCCGCACCGCTCCGCATCGACATACGCCGCTACCCTGGCTCCGTCACGCTCACCAACGCCATGCGCCCCAAGATTGACGCCGCCTTGTTCCCTCGCTTCGGCCTCGGCTCCATTTTCTTCTATGCCGAAAACTCGGCTGCAAGGATAACGCCGGACGGTGAAATCACACCGCTGGAAGAAGGGACGGCCCACATTTATGCGGTGGCGACCGGGAACACCGCCGTTTACAAATCCATAAGCATTGAGGTGGTGCCGCCACGCCTGCGCCTTGCCGGTGATGCGCTGCGCCTTGATGCGGAAGGCAATTTAAGACTTACATAATGGCACAGGTTAGACATATAAACTACAAAAGCGACTTTATCCTCCGTGAGCGTTTCCGCAACGCTTCCGGGGATATTGTCGCTTTGCCCGATGTGGACTTCACGCTTGAATACCAGACCAAGCACGGGCATAAGTTCACCGCCTCACGCACCGGCGGAAAATATGAGAACTGCACGCCTGACGGGGACGCGCTGCTTGTTATTTTCAAGAATCACGGACTATGCGAGGGGACATTGTGCCGTGAACTGCATTTATGCCTGATTAACGACCTTATGCCGGACGGTATGCAAAATGTCTATTACCCCGAAAAAATCAACGTGGAACTGTGGCACCTTGCCACGGACTCCGACGGGGTGATTGAGTGCGACGCTCTGGCGGCCTATACGCGTGGGCTTCCGTTCACTTATGAGGACTTCACGCCCGAACAGTTCGCAAAGCTCAAAGGCGACAAGGGCGATGCGTTCACCTTTGAGGACTTCACCGCCGCACAAATAGAGCTGCTCCAGAAGCCGGCAAACGATGCGGCAACAGTAGCCAACACTGCGGCAAAAAAGGCTGACGAAGCGACCGCAAAGGTGTTGAAACAGGGGCAGGAACTTGCCGCCATATCTGACAAGGCGGTCACCGACTGCAACACCGGGACACAGAAGGCAAAGACAGCCACAGAACAGGCGAACACAGCCGCACAGAACGCACAGGCAGCCGCTGTGGAGACGCAGGCGGAAAGGGCACATACAGAACAGACACGCCAGCGCCTTGAAAGTGTGGCTGACCGTGCGGAGCAGGTGGCGCAGCCCATTCCCTCCGGGCTTCGTGTGGAGACGCCAGCGCCGGTCACTATCGGGAACCCCGTGCCACGATATATCGCCGCAAAGGTGCTGCCGCTCTCCGCCCTGCAAAACATCATTTACCAGACGGACGGCACTGCCGCCTATATTGAACCGGACGGGCGCATCGTGCCGAAAGAGCCGGGGACGCAGCGGGTGCATGTCATACCGACTGGCGGCACAAGGTATTATAAGACTGTTTGCGTCACTGTCGTGGCTCCAGCCCTGCGGCTGTCCTCCGGCAATGCGCTGCGTCTGGACGCTTCGGGGAATATTCGTTTAACTTAACATATTTTGATAATGGCAAATTTCATTACAAACATACGTGACTGGCTCGACCGTCCCACGAGGTCGGAAATGATGACCCTTGCACGCAAGGCGACAAGCAAGCAGGGGCTCAAGATTACGGCGCAGCTGCTCCAGCAGACCGACACGCTGACAAAGAAGGACATTGCGGACTGGCGCAGTGCCCACCAGATGGCTATAGACTACGAGAACCCCAACCGCTGCCGCCTTTACGACATTTACGCCGATGCGGTGCTGGATGCGCACCTGTCCGGCTGTATAGGCCAGCGCAAGGGAAAGACGTTGCAGAAGGACTTCCGACTTGTGGGAAAGGACGGAAAGGAGAACACCGAAGCCACCACACTGTTACAGCAGGAATGGTTCACGGACTTCATGGACCTTTGTCTTGACAGCCGTTTTTGGGGTCCTACACTCATTCAGCTGGGGGATATTATCCACGACGAGGACGGCATCATGCGCTTTGACGGTGTGGAGCTTGTGCCGCGCAAGCACGTTGTGCCGGAATATGGTGTCGTGGTGCAGTCACCCGGTGACGACTGGCACAGCGGCATTTCTTACACCGACGGGGACTTCGCCAACTGGGTTGTGCCTGTCGGCAAGGGGCGTGACCTCGGTCTGTTGCTGAAGTGCTGCCCGTCCTGCATTTCCAAAAAGAACATGCTTGCGTTCTGGGACATGTTCGGTGAAATCTTCGGGCAGCCTATGCGTATTGCCCACACGTCAAGCCCTGACGAAGGGGAACGCAGACGGATTGAGGAAGCGTTGCAGAACATGGGCGCGGCGTTCTGGTCGCTGTTCCCTGAGGGTACGGACATTGAGATTAAGGAGAGTAGCCGTGGCGATGCCTACAACGTCTATGACAAGCGCGTGGACCGCTGCAACTCGGAATTGTCAAAAGCGGTTCTGATGCAGACCATGACCATTGATTCGGGTTCCTCACTCTCCCAGTCGGAGGTGCACCTTGAAATTTTTGAGCGTGTCACGGAAAGCGATGCCGCAATGGTGTCAAATGTCGTCAACGGCAGACTGTTGCCGCTCATGGTGCGCCACGGCTTCCCTGTGAAGGGCTTGCGCTTCCAGTGGAACAACGCCGCGTCATACACCCCGGCTGAACAGCGCGAGATTGAACGCCTGCTCCTGGAGTATTACGAGATTCCGGCTGAATACTTCACCGACAAATACGGCGTGCAGATTGCCGGCGCACGTGAGGCGAAGACACAGCCCGACCGTTTTTTCGAATAAGCCCCGCACCAGATGCCGGGCTGCGGGGCTCATATCTTGCGTTTAACCGCGCTTTGGGCGACTTGTACAGTGATGACCTGCTGCGCCTCTCGGAAGGCGACACGCGCCCTGATTTTGACGACATGGCATTTTCTGACGCTGCCGGCATGGTATATAATGCCGGCGGGTTCGACGCGTCCATGCTGAACACCCCGGAAGCTCGCAAGATGATTGCCGAAACGCTCCGCATACTCAAAACCGGCATTGATTCGGGGTTGCCATTAGATGTGCCGGAAACGGTGCGCTATGCACTTGAAAACAACGCTTTCATCTTCTCCGGCTTCAAGGCTTTCCATACGCTCCGCGAGGTGGGGCTGTCCCTTGTGACGGACAAAGGCGAAATAAAGCCGTTTGAGACATTCCGCAAGGACGTGGAGACCATTAACAAGCGGTATAACCACAATTACCTGTATGCGGAATATAACCACGCTGTAGGAGCTTCGCTTATGGCTTCACGCTGGCAGCAGATTGAAGCGGACGGCGACAAGTACGACCTCCAGTACCGCACGGCTCAGGACGACCGCGTGCGTGAGGACCACGCCATTCTGCACGGAACGACACTGCCGCCGTCTGACCCGTTCTGGAGCAAGTATCTGCCGCCGAATGGGTGGAACTGCCGCTGTACCGCCGTACAGGTTAGAAAGGGCAAATATGCGCTTTCCGACCCTACGCTGTCCATGCAGAGGGGCGACAACTGCACCGAAGCCGCCAAGCAGCAGATTTTCCGCTTCAACCCTGGCAAGGAGCTGCAACTGTTCCCGCCTAAGCACCCGTATTTCAAAGGGCCGAAAGCAGAGCCGTTGAAGCAAGCCATCGACGGCTATACACCTGCGGAGTGGACACCTAAGACCATAGCGGAAGCTGAACAGTTTTACCGCGACAAGCTGGGGGTTAATTGCTCGCTTGCCGGGTTCAAAAAGGCTGATATGGCACAAGTGGAAAGTATCTTCAGAAGTGTGGAGCGCCATTTCCAATGCTTCCCCGAACTGAAAAAAGAAACGCTGTTTGTCGGTTCTGTACTCGGACGAATAAAACTGCTTTCCGAGCGCAAACTTGCGGAACTTAAAGCAGACCCGTATTACGCAATGCTTGGGGAAGAAGCGTTGAAAAAAGAAGTGAGCCGGTGGATTACCCGCATGAAAGTCAGGGCTGGCAAAAACACTTATGCCTATTCTCACGGGGCTTTCAAGGATTGGGGGCTGTCCGGCATTTGCTTCAATACATCATGGAAAGGCGAGAAAATCGACAAGTCGCTTGAAAGTGACGTGAAAGCCAAATGGCACCCACCAGGCACCGCCACATTGAAAGCGGTTTTTGACCATGAACTCGGACACGAAATTGACCGACTTATCGGGCTTCGCACTCACCAAGACTTCCTCAAAATATACAATGAGGAATTGCCGAAGGGCAAAGCGCATATTACGGAAAACCTGTCCACCTATGGGCATAAAAATGCGGCTGAATTTATTGCAGAGGCGTGGTCTGAATATCTTAATAACGAAAAACCGCGGCCTATTGCGGTCGCGGTTGGAACTATAATTAAAAAGTTATATGCAGAAAAACATCAGGCTTCGGGTTCTTCGTCACCGTCCACATAAATGCGCACGGTATCACGGGGCTTTGCCGGCTCAAAGACATAATCGCCTTTTTGCTCCGGCAATACCGTGGTATGGCTTTCCGCATCAAGCAAAATGCTTAATGGTATCTTGTCAAAAGCCAAACAAGTATGCTCATGCTCAAAGTGCTTGCATTGCTCACACATATAAGGGCATTCCTCTATTTTATCTGTAATTCTTGCCATGCCGCAAAATTACTAATAATTTCGTATTCAACAATCATTAAACGCCAATTAAATGCTCAACGCCAACGAATTAAAAACGGATATACTTAACGATATGCGTGTGGAGCTGTCAGAAGAATTTGACCGCAACTTTGAGCGCAAGGCCTTTTTCTCGGACAAATGGAAGCCGCGCGCCCACGA